TGGTGGTGCTGGTTCTACTTGGAATAGTTTTAAGTCGTTTGGTGGTGGTGGTGGTGCTGGAGGCTATTATTCTACTGGCTACTACACTATTAACAACCGAGGTACTGGGGGAACAACTGGTGGAGGTGCAGGCAGCGACCCTACTCTTGCTACACCTATTGCTGGCGGAAATGGCACCGCTAACACTGGCGGTGGAGGTGGCGGTGGGTCATTCAAAGATTACAGTACAACAGCAGGTGGTAACGGTGGTTCAGGTGTAGTTATTGTGAGGTATCTGCTATGAGTCATTTTGCTGAATTAAATGAAAACAATGTTGTACTTCGTGTGCTCGTTTGCGACAACGATGACCCAAACGACGACGAAGGCTATCAATGGCTGATTGACAATTTGGGTGGGCGTTGGGTTCAAACAAGTTACAACGGCAACTTCAGGGGTTGTTTTGCTGGGATTGGTTTTACTTACGATGAGGAACTGGATGTGTTTAAAGCACCTATCCGAAATCCTCGTCAACTCAACCCCAATATGATTCCGCCAACGAGTCAAGAAAACACTACTGTTTATACATTTGGAGATGATGAAAATGTTACATGAAGACTTGGGTTTTGTGGGGAATATTTGGGTTCGCCAAAATACTATGGAAGCAATCGGTGACACAAATGGTGGTCATGCTCACCAGCACGACCATGTGACATTGCTCGTAAAAGGTTCCGTTGAAGTTCAGGTTGGCGAATACCCATCAAAGACATTTGTTGCCCCAACCTTTATTGTTATCCGAAAAGGTTTGCACCATAAGTTTACGGCGTTAGAAGACGAAACCATTTATTATTGTGTGTTTGCTTTCGTGACCTTGATTGCGGACCAACGGAAATTATTGAAGACCGACATATTCCATATTCGTTAGCAACAACTGAACCCAATCTTTGGGAAGAGTTTATAGAGTGGCGTAATCGCCAACAAGGGAATAAATAATGGCTATTGACTTTCCTAACTCCCCAGCAAATAACGACACCCATACGGTTGGCAACAAAACATGGGTTTACGCAGACGGTAAATGGTCCATTGTTACCACAAGCACCATGGGCGCAACCGGACCCACGGGTCCTCAAGGAAACTTCGGCGGAATCACTCTTGACTATACATTTAGCACAAACACGGCAGCAACTGACCCAGGCGCTGGATTATTGAAGTTCAATAATGCCAATGTAAGTCTTGCTACCATCCTGTACATTGATGATTCATCTGATGGTTCAACTGATGTTCAATCATTCCTAAGAACTATCGACGATTCAACAAGCACCATTAAGGGTCACTTCAGAATCTCTAATAAAGCAGATTCCACAGATTTTGCATTATTTACGATTTCCTCCATAACTGAAGAAACTGGATACTTCACAGTTTCGTGTGGATACGTTTCTGGTTCTGCAACATCTTTCACTAATACAGAAGATGTAATCATTACTTTTGCTCGTACTGGCGATATTGGCACGACTGGAGCGACGGGCATTACTGGTGCCACGGGTATTACTGGAGCGACAGGCATAACGGGCGCCACGGGTCCCATAGGCACGACTGGAGCGACGGGCATTACTGGTGCCACGGGTACTACTGGCGCTACTGGTCCTACAATAAACAATGCAAGTCTATTAACTACTGGAACACTAAGTAACGCGCTACTACCAGCGGCAGCAACGACCATTACTTCTGTAGGTACTTTGGGTTCTTTGGCAGTCACTAACGGTGTAACGGCAGCAACCTTTACTGGTGCTTTAACAGGCAACGCTTCTACCGCATCAGCCGTAGCCGCAGCAAACTTAACTGGGGCTACATTGGCCTCTGGAGTTACCGGGTCTTCGCTAACTTCCGTGGGCACACTGACCAACTTGACCGTGACCAACGCCATCAATGGCACTTTGACAAAAACTGTTACTGGAACAAACACCGCCGATTTGATATACGGAAACATGGCAGATAATGACCAATTTCGTATTAGAATTGGTGGAACAGCAACCAATGCTGGCTATGTAGAAATCGCGACATCAGATGATGGGACTGAACCCATCTATGTAAGGCAGTACACGCAGGTAGGTGGGGTGGCGTTTACGACATTAACCAGGACGGCGACATTACTAGATGGTTCTGGTAATACTTCTTTCCCTGGCACGGTAACTATTGCTGGAAGTTTGGCGCTGTCTGCCTCAACTAACGCTTATGTCTCGTATGCAAACACTCCTGATACTGCATTGCCTTGGTCACAAGGACCAACATTTCAAGGCCAAACTGGTTGGGCTTTTTACTCAGCGGTTTCGGGTTCATATCGCATGGGTTTCCGTGGCAATAGTGCTGGCACTACTAGATATATGTGGTCTGCAGATAGTGCTCTTATTGGCTCACAGCCAACCGACGCAGAAGTTACCAACACATTAAATGTCATGGGAACTGGGCGATTTACTAGTACGGTAACAGCGCCCACATTTAGTGGCGCGCTATCTGGCAATGCTACTACTGCTACTACTGCTTCAAACGTATCTGGTACTGGGGCTGCACAGGTTGGGTACTTGTTGGTCACCAATAATGGGATTGGCTACACTGGGGCGACTATTGGCGGTGGTGCCAATAACCTTATCGGTTTTAGATGGGCAAACCCAAGTGTGAACTGCACGGTCGACAATGTAATTAGTGCCGAAGCGGCAAACTTTTCTGACCGCCGACTAAAAACTAATATAACCTCCTATTTTGGAGGGCTTGATGCAGTACGCAATTTACGGCCCGTAACATTTAACCCCCTCGATATTATGAGTTTCACTGATGATGGTGAGCCAATTGTTGGCGACAACGACCCATATGATGAAATGCTTGGTTTTATTGCTGATGAAGTGCAGGAAGTTATTCCATCTGCAATTTCTGGGACTGGTAACCAACTCAAGAGCGTCAGCGTATTGCAAGTTCTTTCAGTGGCGGTCTCTGCCATCAAAGAAATGGATGCTACGATTACGCTCCTGAAACAACGTATAGAGACACTGGAGAACAAATGAGTGACGTACAATTAGATGTCAATAAGATTATTGAATCTTTGACAAACCAGATTGCAGCACAGGCGCAGCGAATTGCTGTCCTTGAGGCAACGATTGTGGCTATGCGCCAATTATCAGAGAAAAGCACCACACCAAACGCCGAATAAGCCCCACGGTAGTGCTCGCAGTGTAAGATTAATGTGGACCAGGAGCATGTATGAACACAATTAAAATACCGATTGAGTATGGTCGTGATGGATTTGCGCAAGTCACAGATGATACAGATGATTATTATAAGCAATTATTGAGTATTACGGCACGAACAGAGCGAGACATGAGTCCACTGTTTCCTGAATTTGGCGTACAAGACCCGACATTCAATATTGTTGACAATGGAGTATTTCTTATTAATGCATCTAAATATATTCCAGAAATAATACTCACAGAGATTGACACAAACATAGACGAACAAGGCAATAACTTCATCAGATTCAACTTCACGAGACGATAAAAAATGCCCATTGACTTTAGCCCATACATTAGTCTTACCCCAGCAAACCTGGAACCAGGCGATATCTATCAGCAATCGATTGACGTCGCACTGACGGTCCTCCCCGAATTCAATCTTCGTCGCGGAACACTAGAAGATGCAATTTTTCAAGCATCCGCATACATGAACGCCCTCAACATCGCCACCATTAACAGCCTTCCATCACGTCTCATGGAAGGATTTGCAAATCTCGTTGGCTACTCAAGATTTGAAGGAACGAGAGCAACCTTGACGCTCACGGTCACCGCTTTTGACGCAGCCGGAGGCGTTGTCCCAATAGCAACAATTTTCTCCCATCGATATGTCGAGCAAGATGGAACAATAACGGAATACGCATACGAAACAACAGAAGAAGTAGATTTAGCCCCAATATGGTCCGCTAACACTGCATATGTGACGGACCAATACGTCACATATAGTACCAGCACATATAAGGCGCTACAAAATGGAACAAACCAAAACCCAGGAACACAAACGGCATACTGGGACCTCGTGAATGGGGCAGACCCATCACCATCCGCCAGCATTCAAGTCATATCAAAAACCATCGGATACACGCCAACTATCACTTCAGGAACGGAACTTGTCTGTATTACGACGAATAATGTCGTGGATAATGCATTTGCTGAAGACGATTTTGTTATAGGACAAGACGGGGACATCGACTCCACCTACCTGTCTGGAGTACGCACACATCTACAAACCCTATCCAATAGCCTCTCAACGGCGGATCAAATGCGATCTGGTATTTTGGTAACCTATCGTGAAGTAGAAATTTGTAAAGTGTACGATCTTACAGACCCGACATATTTGCTATTTAGTGCTGCTGCCGCCGATGGATACGTAACTGCATTTGTCTATGGTAGAGATAGGGTTCTCACCGACGCCGAACTTGCATCAATTGATACTTTCATTACCAACAAAGCAGTACCGGGACTTGAAGTATCAATACAGAACTATCAATTTGCCCCATTTACAATCAACATAGCCATAACACACAACTCGCTAATAGATAGTGCCGATGTTGAAGAATCAATTAAACTATACATAGTTAACGCATTTAACTATACAAACTTCCCTCTGTATAAAAAAGACATCACGTCAAACTACATTGCTTCAATTGTCTTCCAGGCGGCTATAGGGGTCATTAACGTATCTTCGTGCACGATGCAACACACAGGCACGGGCACGGGATCACCTTATTATAGCGAAACGGCCAACACCAATACATCGACATTGACTTTTCTAAAAAAAGGTTACTTACCACTCATTACCACTAGCAGCATTACAATAGCCTCAACACCACTGGTCCTCTAATGTACTACAACACGCCGTATTTATCTTGGCAAAATGGAATCGAACAATATGACGACGACGATGTCATCCGTAATGCGACATACCTAAACGCCGAAGACCCAAATGTTGCTTTTGTCAATAAATTTTACAACTGGACGGCGGCTCACGTAGACAGTAACGGCGTCGTAGTTGCTGGCACGCCACAAATACTCGCCGTAGACGATAATAATTTGGCCCCATGGCGACTAGCGTTACAAATAATACCGAACAACAACAACAATCTGCTGCTATCTATTACGGGAATAGCCATAGATGGAACGACTACCGCAGAACTGGATTCATTAACATACATTTTTCATGCCCTATTTAAAAGCAGTGAAAAAATATCTGTCAAAATATCTATGGAGGTAGATGGATATTCTCAAGATATCACCCCAGTAACAACAAATTTCGACGTCACTGAAGAATACTTAACATGCAGGTCAAATTTCGCTGAACTATACCCAAATAAGAGCAAGCCTTCTAATTTGTATATTGGCTTGGACGCCACGGTCACTATCAATATTTTAATTACTTCTCATAATAGCCAAACCCTATATATGACATGCCCGTTCTTGTATCAAGAATACGAATACATGCAAAACCCTTTTGTCAAAAACAGCATAAAATATATTCCTCAAGTTTTGTTTGAAATAGACCAGGCACAAGACCCCCAATACCCTATGGCTAAGTTGATCCATGCCTTAAATCATGCTTCTGCACAAACTTCGGCGCTAGCAGCGAGATTTTGGAAATTAGATTTAGAAGAATTGCCAGTCGAATATGACGGCACTGAAGATTTTTCTAAAAGCAAACTTGTTGATCCTGATCTTGCTGATTATGAATATTTGGATTGGTTAGCGCAATTTAACGGCACCTCCGTGCGTAAAAATATTTATGCCCCAAACCCTGCCAATGCTACCAAAACTCAAAATTTAGGGGTTCGTGTTGCGACAACGGTTGCAGGGACGCTTGCAACATCTTTTGAAAATGGTGACACCGTTGATGGTGTCGTATTAAAAACCGGGGACAGAATTCTTATTAAAAATCAAGCGACTGCATCGCAAAATGGTATTTACGTTGTTGCTACGAGTGGTGCTCCAACTAGGGCTACGGATATGCCGGCTAGTATACTAGATATCTCTGCTGGGTTTTCTGTTTGGGTTAATAGTGGGACTCTTAATTCTGGAACTATTTGGAGATTGACGAATGCCAGCAACCCTACGGTAGGTACGGACGCGTTGACTTTTGCTATTAAACAGATATCAGTCGACGTAGCAACGACAACCGCAGGAACGCTTGCGACATCTTTTGAAAACACCGACTACATTGATAATTTCCAATTATCTACAGGTGATAAAATTCTTATTAAAAATCAAGCGACTGCATCGCAAAATGGTGTTTACGTTGTTGCTGCAAGTGGTGCTCCTACGAGAATTACAACACTACCAACAGCATTGACGTTAAGTAATTATCTGGATGTTTTTGTTAGTGACGGTTTGTCTAATAAATATAAAATCTTCAGAAGTACTTCAAATAATGCCGTGATTAATACTAATGATTTGAATTTTTCTGAGGTTGCTTTAAGCGCTTATGAAAATAATGTTGCTGCGTTTACTCGTTGGCAAATTTCTAACGGTTATTGGGGGTATAAGGCTGGTACTCGTGAGGCTTTTGATGGTATTCTTGACAGATATTTAACTGGCACTAAGTATCGTACTTATACTTTGACTGGTTTTCTTTTGTCTATTAAGACTTTGTATGATGAAACTCCATGGGCATCCTATGGTCGTAGTCCATTATTGGAAGCATTGTTGGAACCAGCACGCCCTGCAGGGTATAAACTAGTAGTAGAAGTTGTTAATGACTTAAGATTTACGTTTAACAGTGCTACTTTGGGTCAATTTAATGATGACCCGCTTGGATAGGGAGTTTTTATGGCATATCGCGGCTATATACAGTGGAATTCAGGAGACACGCTTGATGCCGAAGATGCTATGACGTACCTAATGCAACAGACTCCTACAATTTGGGATACCGTTGCTACTCGTAATGCCAACGCCAACTATGTTGCTAGTTTAATTGAGGGTAATCTTTGCTTTATTCAAGCCACTGATACTTTATACTATTACGATGGCGCTGCATGGCAAGCCATTGCCACAAAGGCGTATGTAGATTCAACCAGTGCCACGGCAAGAGATGCTTTAATTTTGTCATACATGAATTCAAACTAAGGAGAAAAATATGTCAATTAAATTTATTAAAGATACTGTAGAACGTGCAGTTACCGCTTTTCTCGCCTCGTACCTGGGTGCCTGGGTCAATGCTGGCGCAGACTTTGACGGTCTGACCAACACGGACAGCCTAAAGACTGGCGTTGTTGCTGCCGGACTCATCGTTGCCGCATCATTTGGACTCAAAAAGGTCGGTTCCAACAAGGATTCTGGCTCTATCCTCTGATAGTCCTGCCAGCACATACTTCTCTCAACTACAATGTTGTAGGCATCAGAGGAGAGTAACCCATGCTTGCAGGAACATACAATATAACTTGTGAGCAGGGCTCGACGTTCAGTCGTATCATTACGGTGGAATACCCCGACCCCAACGACAGTAGTGCGATGCTTGCGTATGACTTTACTGGTTTTACCGCCAGAATGCAGATACGTCGAACCATTGAGTCAACCACCGTCATGATTGAACTCACGACGGCAAATAGTGGCATCGTATATACCGCTTCATCAACGGTCAACGCTGGTTCTTTCGTTGTAGGTACAAGATATGTCATTTTGACTGCAGGGAATACCTCTTTTACGGCAATCGGTGCTGCTAATAATACGGCGGGAACATCATTTGTAGCCACTGGAGTGGGCAGCGGAACGGGAACGGCCTACTCCCCAAGTGGACAACTAACCATCAATATGACGGCAGGACAGACCGCAGCACTTGAAACAAGCGGTGTGTACGACCTGGAAATAATAAATTCAGCGAGTCAAGTCTCAAAACTCCTAAAAGGTGCCTTTACGCTCAACCTTGAGGTCACCCGATGACTGGTATCCCTAATACGGTCAATATTCAGCAGGATACTCCGAATACTGTCACCGTAAATCAAGAAGACCAGAATTTAGTTACCGTACAAACAACGGTCAATAACGTCACCGTAACCACCGGGTCTATTGCCTCTGGACCAACTAGACGACACATACACACGCAGGGTTCGGTGTCCTCTACATGGACCATTACTCATACCCTAGGGGGTAATCCTAGTGTAATGGTTGTAGATTCTAGCAATACAGTGGTCTATGGTGAGATACAATATTTATCTAGCACTCAAGTGCGAATCTTATTCAGTGCTGCTTTCTCCGGATTTGCATACCTAACCTAAGGAAACACTATGGCTCAGAAGTTTCTAACAAGTATTGACCTCAATCAGAACGAACTAATTAACACCAGGTTTCAGGTTGTAACTTCTTTTCCAGCCGTTGAAAACACGTTTGAGGGTCATCTTGTCTATAACTCCACTACCGATGTAATTGCCGTTTACGCAAACGGTGGTTGGCGCTCGCTTCCTCACAGTATCGTTTCTGGTGGTGGTGCAGGAATTGCCGAAGCCCTTAATGTTGTTACATCAAATGGCACCGTAACTCTCACTCTAAACGTCGCCGATACCGATAGTGCAGGCTTGCTCAGTGCCGCATTCTTTAATGACCTTACTGGTGCAACTTCAGCCGCCACTGGAGACAAACTGGTAAAACGCAATGCAACTGGTCGCATAAGTGTTGCTACTCCCACCGATGACTCTCACGCTGCCACCAAGGCTTATGTGGATTCCGCTCGTTCGGGTCTTGATGTCAAGGAGTCCGTAAGGGTAGCGACAACTGCTGCAATCAACCTTTCAACTGACCTAGAGGCTGGCGATGTAATTGATGGGGTAACACTTGTCGCTGGCAACCGCGTTCTTGTAAAAGACCAAGGCACGGCGTCGGAAAACGGTATTTATGTAGCCGTTGCTTCTGGTGCAGGGGCGGCTTCTCGTTCAACGGATGCTGACACTTCGGCAGAGGTTACAACAGGAATGTTCACCTTCGTCTCTGAAGGTACCGTAAATGCTGACAGCGGATTTGTTCTTTCAACAAATGACACAATCACCCTTGGTACAACAGGATTAACTTTTGTCCAGTTCTCTGGTGCTGGGTCATTCACTGCTGGTGACGGTCTTACCAAGAGTGGGACTACGATTAATGCTGTTGGAACAGCGGGTCGTATCTCTGTTTCTTCAGATGCAATTGATATTGATAGCACCTATGTTGGTCAATCAACGATTACGACACTTGGAACGATTGCTACCGGCACATGGAACGGCACAGCCATTGCTGGTCAGTACGGTGGTACTGGGGTTGCCAACACTGGTAAAACCATCACTTTGGGTGGGAACCTCACTACCTCTGGTGCACACGCCACGACGCTCACCACAACCGGCACTACGAGCGTAACCCTGCCCACCACGGGAACTCTCTCCACCTTAGCAGGCACTGAGACCCTTACTAACAAAACGCTCACTAGCCCTACGCTTACTACCCCAGCATTAGGCACCCCTGCCTCAGGAACGCTCACTAACGTAACTGGATTGCCGTTGACAACTGGTGTCACTGGAACACTCCCTATCGCTAATGGTGGTACTAACGCAACGACCGAAGCGACTGCTCGTACCAACTTGGCATCAACAGCCGCTGAAGCAACAGGTCGCGGAACAAGCACCCCAGCACTTGCCCGTATTGCTACCAAAGCCTGTGTAGTACATACTGACAATGTTTCAACAACGTCAGTGGTTCACAACTTTAACACCCTTGATGTAATTGTTCAGATTGTAGAAGTCGCTTCAGGGGCCACAGTTATTGGTGATGTCACCCGTACCGATGTCAACACAGTCAGCGTTACCCTTTTGGGTGCTATTGGTAACGGCGCATACAGAATTATTGTAACAGGCTAAGTAAATATTACCCCGAGGGGCCCATCATAAGAGACGACTGAGGTCATGGCTCAAAAATTTATAACACCAATCACAATCAAGCAGTTATCTTCTGCTGGCTCTGATGGTTTAACAATTTTTCTTGATGGCGAAACTTATGCAAGATTGCAAGTTCAGGGCGGTGGACGACTTGTTTGGGGCGATGGCTCTGCTGCTGGTGACGTAAACCTATATCGCGATGCAGCAAATGTCCTTAAGACTGACGACACCCTAAAGGTTCCAGTTTTATTCATTGATGGCATTGAAGTAGATACTTCTGGTGCTCAATCTGGTCAAATTCTCCGTTTTGATGGTGCCAAGTTCGTTCCGTACACGGGTGATGCAGGCCCTACTGGTCCCACGGGTGTAACTGGAGCGACAGGACCGACGGGTGTGACAGGGAGCACTGGAAATACTGGCGCTACTGGACCAACAGGCACAACTGGCGCTACAGGAAGCACTGGACCCACTGGTCCAACAGGAGTTGGAGCAACCGGTCCTACTGGTGCAGCAGGTGATATAGGAGCGACTGGACCAACTGGCATTACTGGTGCCACAGGAACTGCTGGAAGCACTGGAACCACAGGAGCGACGGGTCCTACAGGCATAACTGGACCCACGGGTGTTGCAGGTGATACTGGGGCTACGGGTCCGACGGGCGTAACGGGCAATACGGGAGCAACTGGTCCCACGGGAACGACAGGAACTACTGGAGCGACGGGCCCCACGGGTATCACTGGACCCACTGGCATCACCGGACCAACAGGAACAACAGGCACGACTGGTGCTACGGGCCCCACTGGAACTACTGGTGATGTAGGTGCAACAGGTACAACTGGTGCTACTGGAACCACTGGCGCTACCGGACCTACGGGTATCACGGGTTCTACAGGAACTACGGGCGCAACCGGCGCAACAGGTCCGACGGGAATCACTGGAACCACAGGCGATACTGGTGCAACGGGTCCTACGGGTATCACGGGAGCCACGGGCACGACAGGAACCACTGGTGCGACTGGCCCGACTGGCATAACAGGCGCTACTGGTATCACGGGTAATACAGGGCCTACGGGAGTAACTGGAACTACCGGCGCTACAGGACCCACGGGCATCACTGGACCGACTGGCGTAACAGGCGATACAGGTGCAACAGGTATCACTGGTGCGACTGGACCAACTGGAGTAACTGGAGCGACGGGCGTTGGTGCAACTGGTGCGACCGGCACAACAGGTCCGACGGGCGTAACAGGACCGGCAGGAAACTTCGGCGGAATCACCCTCGACTATACGTTCAACACAAACACGACAGCAACTGACCCAGGCGCTGGATTCCTGAAGTTCAACAACGCAGATGTAAGTCTCGCAACTGTTCTCTACATTGATGATTTGTCCGACGGCTCAACCGATGTCCAATCATTCTTGCGGACCATTGATGATTCAACGAGCACTATCAAGGGTCACTTTAGAATCTCGAACAAACTTGACTCAAATGATTTTGCGCTATTTACAATTTCTTCTACCACGGAAGAAACTGGATATTTTACCGTTGACTGCGCATATGTTTCTGGTCCGTCAACATCGTTCAGTAATAACGAAGATGTAATTATCACATTCGCTCGCACTGGTGACGTAGGTACGACTGGTGCAACAGGAACTACGGGCGCAACAGGGCCTACGGGCGTTACGGGAACTACGGGCGCCACCGGTCCTACTGGAGTAACAGGTGCAACGGGTACCACGGGCGCAACGGGAATCACTGGTACCACTGGAGCGACAGGGCCCACTGGAACTACTGGAACCACAGGCGCAACTGGACCCACCGGAGTTACGGGTGCAACTGGAACCACGGGAGCAACCGGTCCTACGGGAATAACTGGAACTACAGGCACAACGGGCGCGACTGGTGCTACTGGCCCGACGGGAGTCACGGGCACTACTGGTGATACGGGTGCAACCGGACCGACTGGTGTTACTGGGGCAACAGGAACCACAGGCACTGCGGGTGCAACGGGTCCTACAGGTATAACCGGACCTACAGGTATAACTGGTGCCACGGGTACAACAGGAACCACGGGGGCTACTGGGCCCACTGGTGTGACCGGAACTACGGGTGACACGGGCACGACTGGACCGACAGGAGTAACGGGAGCGACAGGTCCTACTGGCATAACTGGAGCGACAGGCATCGGTGCCACGGGTGCTACTGGACCCACTGGTGCAACAGGCACCACTGGCACTACGGGGGCCACAGGTCCTACGGGTGTAACTGGTGCAACAGGCACAACAGGCGCAACTGGTGCGACAGGCCCAACGGGTGTCACGGGCACTACTGGTGATACGGGTGCGACTGGTCCAACCGGAGTAACTGGCGCTACGGGCGCTACGGGCGCTACGGGCCCTACTGGCACGACAGGAACCACAGGCGCGACAGGCCCAACAGGAATTACGGGAACCACTGGTGATACGGGTCCGACCGGGCCTACAGGCGTAACGGGGGCGACTGGTATCGGTGCAACGGGTGCGACAGGCACGACGGGTGCGACAGGACCCACGGGTATAATAGGAACGACAGGAGCGACAGGTGCTACTGGACCGACGGGTGTAACTGGAACAACGGGCACCACTGGTGCGACTGGCCCAACTGGCATTACCGGACCCACTGGGACTACGGGTGCTACTGGTGCTACAGGTGCAACGGGTGCTCAGGGAAATTTCGGCGGCATCACGCTTGACTACACGTTTGATACGAATATAAGCCAAAGCGACCCTGGTGTAGGAAAACTAAAGTTTGACGCTTCCGATATCACGACAGCAACAAAATTATTCATCGATGATTTATCTGATGGTTCAACTGATGTTCAGTCATTCTTGCGGACCATAGACGATTCAACAAGTACCATTAAGGGCCACTTTAGAATCTCTAATAAAGCAGACTCTGCGGATTTTGCATTATTTACGATTTCTTCCATAACTGAAGAAACTGGGTATTTTGCAGTTGACTGCGCATACGTTTCTGGTTCCGCTTCTTCATTCTCTAATGCCGAAGACGTAATCATTACTTTTGCTCGTACTGGTGATGTTGGCGCACAAGGTCCGACGGGTATTACCGGTCCAACTGGAGCAACAGGAACTACGGGCGCAACAGGGCCTACGGGCGTTACGGGAACCACGGGTACTACAGGTGCGACTGGAGCGACCGGCCCAACTGGCACAACAGGGACGACCGGAACCACGGGTGCAACAGGACCTACAGGCATCACTGGACCCACTGGCGTTACAGGAACCACAGGCACTACTGGCGCGACTGGACCAACTGGTGTAACGGGGACGACGGGTACCACAGGTGCTACTGGACCAACAGGTGTAACTGGCACGACTGGAACCACGGGCGCAACAGGACCCACGGGTGTAACTGGAAGCACGGGAACTACTGGCGCTACAGGACCGACGGGTGTTGCTGGAACCACGGGAGCGACGGGTCCTACTGGAGCAACGGGGAGCACTGGAACGACCGGTGCAACTGGGCCGACTGGTATCACAGGAACTACTGGTGCTACAGGACCGACCGGCGTTACAGGAACCACAGGCACTACTGGCGCGACTGGACCAACTGGTGTAACTGGAACCACGGGTACTACTGGAGCAACTGGCCCTACTGGAGTCACCGGCGCGACGGGTTCATCGGCTACAGCAACAACGAGCGCAACTGACTTAACTTCAGGCACACTTAATAACGCCCGACTTCCAGCAGCAGCAACAAACATTACTTCTGTCGGCACTCTAACTTCTTTGACTGTTTCTGGCACCGTAACAGTTCCAACTCCGACAAACTCAACGGATGCTGTCACTAAAGCCTATGCCGATTCAATTGCTGCAGGTATCAATTGGCATGAGGCGTGTAAATATGCGACTGCGGGAGTACTACCCAATACTCCGACATACAGCAATGGCACTAATGGCGTTGGAGCCACATTGACCGCAGATACTACGGTACGCCTGAACGTTGATGGAGCGAATGCGACCACCGGCAACAGGGTGCTTGTAAAGAATCAAGCAACTGCTACCCAAAATGGAATCTATACCGTGCAGGTGCAGGGTTCCGTGTCGGCAGCATGGGTACTCGTACGGTCAACCGACGCTGATAACAGTATTACTGGACAGGTCAAAGCAGGCGATGCAGTATTTGTTATTGACGGCTCTACCAATAGCAATCAAGGTTTTATCCTCACTTCAGAAGGGACGGGCACTAATAACGCTCATATTCTTGGCACCGATTCGCTCACGTACACACAATTTACCGGTACTTCAACATTACTCGCTGGCGCTGGTCTTACCAAGACCGGCAATACTATCGACGCTGTTGGTACGGCTAACAGGATTACTGTCAACGCCGACAGTGTAGACATTGCTTCCACTTATGTGGGTCAATCAACCATCACAACCTTGGGTACAATTACGACTGGTACTTGGGGTTCTAGTGCAACCCCCATTGCTCTTGCTTCTGGTGGCACTAATGCAACTGACGCCGCAGGTGCCCGCACTAACCTTGGACTAGTAATCGGTACGAACGTTCAAGCCTATGACGCAGAACTTGCCGCTATCGCTGGTTTAACAAGCGCCGCGGACGCTTTGCCATATTTCACTGGTATTGGGACTGCCAGCACGGCAACCCTCACCACATTTGGGCGTTCTTTAATTGATGATGTAGATGCTAGTGCTGCAAGAACCACATTAGGTCTTGTTATCGGCACAAACGTTCAGGCCTATGATGCGGACCTCACAACTCTTGCTGGCGTTACTGCTGCTGCTGATAATTTGCCGTATTTCACTGGAACATCAAGTGCTAGTACTACCACGCTCACTACGTTTGGACGCTCATTAATTGATGACGCCGACGCCAGTACAGCACGCACCACATTGGGTCTTGTTATCGGTACCAACGTCCAGGCCTACGATGCCGACCTTGCAGCGATTGCTGCTCTTGCTGGTACTTCGGGATTACTTAAGAAAACCGCAGCGGATACATGGTCACTGGATACTACCACCTACATGACTACGGCGACACCAGGAACTTTGACTGGCTCATTGACATTGCGAGCGGGTACTGCAACTGCGAGTACTGCACCTTTATATTTAACAAGCGGAACTAACTTAACGACTGCTGCTGCTGGTGCTATGGAGTTTGACGGCACGAACCTTTATTTCAGTCCGTCTACGACTCGTAAAACTATTGCATTTACAGACTCAGCAATAACAAGCAGTACTTTTATTGGTACTACTTCCGTAGCATTAAACCGCTCATCTGGCGCCCTAACTTTAGCAGGTATTACATTAACTACACCTGTGTTGGGAGTCGCAACCGCAACCTCAATCAACGGTTTAACGATAACTTCAAGTACTGGTACCTTGACAGTTACTAACCTTAAAACTTTATCGGTATCAAATACTCTTACTTTGGCTGGTACCGATTCAACAACAATGACATTCCCTACCACCTCAGCAACCATTGCTAGGACTGATGCGGCGAACACTTTCACGGGTATTCAAGCAATGACTTCTCCCGCAATTACTACAAGTTTAACAACGGGTAGTGCTTCTTTTGACTTAATCAACACAACAGCAACAACAGTCAACTTTGCGGGTGCCGCAACAACATTAACTATCGGTGCCAGTACCGCAACAATTAATCTTGGCAGTGGTACGACGGGTGCGACAGTCAACATTAAGGGCAGCCTCACCGTTGAAGGCACGACGACAACTATCAACTCAACGACAATCAGCGTTGATGACAAGAATATTGAACTCGGTTCAGTTACCACTCCCACAAACGTGACTGCCGATGGCGGTGGTATTACGCTTAGAGGAAGCACGGACAAGACGCTTAACTGGGTTAGCCTTACGTCAGCGTGGACATCATCCGAGGACTTCAACCTACTTACTGGCAAAGCCTATTACATCAACGGCACGTCTGTACTTAATGGAACAACACTTGGTGCGGGCATTACCGCATCAAGCCTTACTTCATTCGGAGCAACCCCAACAGTCGCATCTCCAATATTGACGCTATCGACAACGACATCTATCACTGACGGAAGAATAGCGTGGGATTCAACTGCAGATAAAATTATTGTTGGTGATGGTGTTACGGCACGCGAGTTTGCTTCATCAACGTTGATAACCAATGCGCGAGTAGCATCATATATCTTGGTGTTGGGAGACAAGGATAAACTCGTCGAAATGGGCGTAAGTTCTGGAAACACTCTTACAGTTCCACCAAACGGGGATGTTGCATTCTCGATTGGAACGCAAATTACCGTGATACAGACAGGTAGTGGTCAAACAACACTGACCCCCGGTGTTGGTGTCACTATTAACGGCACCCCAGGTCTAAAGACTCGCGCTCAATGGTCTGCCGTTACTTTGATTAAGCGCGCCACAAATACGTGGGTTGCGACGGGCGACCTTTCAGCCTAGCCATATGCTAGTGTTGGCTTGGATATAAGGAAAAATTATGACCCTGATTGATACTGGTGGGAAAAAACCAGATACGCCGACAATTGGTACTGCTTCACATTCTGGAAGCGTATTAACTATTAGCGTACCCTTTACTGCCCCAACATATGCGGGCAAGGGGACCATCTCTTCATATACGGTCACTTCTTCTGGGGGACATACTGGCAGTGGGGCATCTAGCCCTATATCTGTCAGTGGTCTGACTTCAGGAACCGCGTATACGTTCACAGTTATAGCAACAACCAATACTGGAGTTGTATCAGACTCTTCTAGTGCATCTAACTCGGTGACGGCTCTAACAACCCCAGCAAACGTAACTGGATTAACGACATCACGGCCATCGTCTGGCAATATTGGGGTTAGTTGGACTGCAGTGAGTGCTGACAATGCTGGTCGTGGTGGTGCTGCGAGCGTAACTTACAGTGTTTATTATGGGACTACCTCAAGCCCAACGACGTTGTACACGACGACAGCCTCCACTTCTACCACTATCCCCCTTACCGCTGGAACTTCATATTGGTTCAAGGTAGTAACAAATAACTCGTCATTTTCTAGTGCTGGCACAACGACTGCAACTTCAACCCTCTGCCTCGCTACACCTACAAACGCAACAAACGTTGCAATCACCAATACCAATGGAACATCGGATTCCGCCGACCAAACATCATCAGTGACAGGTCGCTTCACGGTGACATGGACTGCTGCCGCCGGAGGTGGTGAAAC